TTCACTTGTTGGTAGTAGTATCGTTTGGTAAGTTTTAAGTGCGGAACCAATAAACCACACTGACGTTGCCACAACCCTCTACAAAGAAACGTCTACTGAGACAATTGACTCGAACTTCGTGTCCCACAGGGCCCGGGGCATAAGCGGGGCTAAGTGGGGCGTTTTCTTGTCGACCCGTCTGTTAACGCGCTGGAATCCGAGGATTCCATCACATACCGATGTGTAACACTCGATGAGATCTTGCTCCCAAACCCCGTAAACGGAGTGGAGGAAGGAGCCCAAGTAGTCAGGATCGATGGTGTCAGCATTTATGGTCAATTCTCGCAGTTCCTCTGGAGTATACTTGTACGCCATAGCCTGGTTCCTCATATCCATGAAGGGCTTAGGCGATAATTGTTCGGCTGTATTGAGCAGGAGAGCCCGTAAGGAGGCGATGTGTCGATGTTCGTACGCGGCTGACAGAAGTTTGCCGGCCATGTATTCCTCATCGCTGACTGCCCGGTTGTTGTTGCTCCGGACAGGTAATTTACACACAACGCGCCCAAAGGAAGGCACGGGGAAAGTTCGTTTGACGCTGGGTACGAAGCGCTTGCGCAAGAACGTAGCTTGCTCGCGTTTCTCCACGATGACTCCTTCAGTCTTCATACCCGATCCAGATGCGACCTGCTCGAAAGTTTCACACAAGTCCTTTCGAGACTGTTTGGTCAACACTAATCCGTCATCCCCGTATACCAAAATAGTACTTTCCGTGATTCCCGCTTGCGCAATAGCCGCCAAGGAGGTGACTGCATTAACATAACCGTTGCCAGTGGTGGTGGTAACCTCACCACTCCAACGCTGACCCTTTACCTGGCCTTTAACACCGTAACGCGTGAATACCCTCACACTAGTGTTAGACGCAAACTCACGGACGAACCACTTTGGTGCACCAAGTTTATAGTAAAACATGGCTTCATGCTTACGAACAGCCGCGGGTTGTGTACCGTCGTTGTTCTTAAAGTCGTTCTCGAAAGCCTGGCCTGGGGTGTGATGAATGATATCAGCGATCTCGTCTGCGGTCATTCCCACGCAATAGATGACTTCATTCCCTTTGTTCTTGGGATTGGTGCGTGAGAGTTCCTCTGCAATACGGCGAGAAAGGTAGAACACAACGGACCCGAGTACAAGATTGTACATGTCGCCTCCCTGATAGACGACACGAGGTTGGGATCCGTCGTGCTTGAGCAAAACCTCAGCTTTTGCAAAGACTGTTTTGTCGGTGTACCCCGGCAAGGTGAAGTCCTGCGAGTCCAAAAGGGCCTGTAGCCTCTCCCGCTTTTGCCCGCTCATCTGGTCAAGATAAGCGTTAATCATTCCCAAGTCGAGCCGAATTTCATCGCGCTCATGAATCTTGTTCATGAGCATTTCATGACCAGCTAAGAACTGCTGGCCAACTTCGGCGCTCGGTAGGTGATCGCATCTCTTCTTAATCGCATGAAGAGTGGCTGCCTCGGACTGCGCGACAACTTGCACAGGTACCCCCTCAATAAGTGCTCCCTTGATTGGCTGGAAGCTACCCTTGGGGTCGGTAGTCTTGGTGATGTTGACACTAGGTTTAATGTTGCGATAACACACCTCAGTCGTGAAGTTGAAGGGCGAATTGCCCGTGACTCCTCCAACGTGTGGTGTGGATTTCGAGAACTCATAAGTGAGTTCTCCGAACGTAATAGTTTGTGACATATTTATAAATGTATGTATGAA